AAAGTATTATCAGCATTGGTATAACGCGTCAGACAATAACTGGTGGGCTAAGTCACAAAACTTTACCAAGAACGATGACAAGGCGTACCTTGAGTTCGAGGTGACTGAGTTCAAGAATCCATCTACAGGTGCGTTGGACAATATGTACAAGCTAGTGCATGGGCAACACAAAGAACCTGTAACTCGTTATCGTATCGACAAGCAAGCCAAGAAGAAGTACGGGCAAGCGTGTAAAGATCTTGTTGAGTGGGCGTGGGCAATGAAAGACTTACTCGTTGACTCGTACCAACACGATTGGGAAGTACGCCAGAGAAACAGAGATCAGGCGGGCAATGCTATTACTGAGAAGTCCGCGTTCTGTAAGATGTTGCTTGATGAAGATGACGATAGACGTACACCTACAGTCTCGTGGATACTGGGACACATGTCTCTTTACGACTACCAAACACAGCGATCAACAGTAACCGATGACCCGCAGAAGTTCCGTAGACAGTTCAACAATCAGGTGAACGAGTTAGCAGGATTCAAGACCAAGCACAGAGAATTCATTGAAAAGGATAGATCAGTATGACTATATATAGAGATAACCGAGGCAACAAGAGAGATGTATGGCTCGTAAGTGATATGCAAAAACGCAAGGCTGAGAGCACGCGTGAACACGAACAAGCCATCATAGACCATAACGCACCACAACGTGTGGAGTGGGACTTGTTTGTGAAACAGGCGACAGCACACCTACCAAAAGATGTTGTGCTTCATTACACGAACGGCAAACTTAATAGGTGTAGGTTGTATTTGCCCAATGACTTCATGGAGATGGGCGAGTTGTTTATGGAAGAAGTGCTTGAACCCGATGGTACGGTACATGAAAGGTTTTATCATGTGACTAGTCACCATATAACTAACAATCGGTACTGTCCTTGGAATAGTCCTTGGGAGTTCCGTACCCGAACGAGTAAGTCGCTAGACAAAGCGATTAAGAATGCGCGTACAGCATTGCGCCCTAACTCGTTAGCTGAGGTAGCTAGGGTATCAGTCGATAGTATGAAGGATTGTATAAATGATCTGCGACAAACGGCTCGCCTGAAGTTCCAACAAGCAACGAGTAAACTTGGGTTCAATACGTTTTACATTGACGAACCGCTACCGCCCATACTCGATGACATAGTACGTCAGACTGAAATGGGGTTGGTGCGTTTGAGTGATGAGGTAAATGACCTACTAACTGAGTTCCACAAGACTAGAGACAGACATAAGCATGTAGACCAGACCGAGTATGCTAGGTTGTGTTGGGTGCGTACTAATCATGTGGGCGATCAAGTGGTTGAGACGCACAGAGTGCGTGTGGGTAGTGGCTCGTTACAGGAAGACACTGGTAAGGGTATTACTTCATACGACAAGAATTTCTGTGTCCCTGATAAGGCAACGTACAGTAACAACGTACCAGAAGATATACAACATAAGGTATCTGTGTTGAGTATGTTAGATGAGCGTGAGTATGTGGAAGAAGTTGGCTATAAGTATGCAGATAGTGTATATTACATATTCGAAGAGGAGCGATAACATGGCTATGACCCCCGAAGGTAAGGTTAAGAAGAAGATTGTCGCCTACTTAAAAGAGATCGGAGCGTATTACTTTTTCCCCGCTACAGGTGGATATGGTAAGAGTGGTGTGCCTGACATTGTAGGTTGTTATAAAGGTAAGTTCTTTGGTATCGAAGTTAAGGCAGGTAAGAACACTGCTACTGAGTTACAGAAGATGCAATTAAAATTAATATCTGAGGCAGGTGGCATTGCTACAGTAACAAATGAGCACACGATTCATACGTTACGGTATCTACTTAATGACTTACCTGAACCAGACCCAAACCAATTAGAGTTAGATTTATGACTGAGTTAGTATCAAACCCTGTAGTAAAAGCAGAGTTAGAATGTATAGATGTAGCGATACGCAAAGAGCGTAGTCGTGTGTGGGATTTGGAAGATGAGACTGGTGATGAAATACACTCTAACTGGTTAGAGTATTTGTGTCGTGCTAAAGCGCGTGGCGTACAGCACATTGTATTAAACTTTTGAGGAGATATGATATGAGTAAACCTTTTACCAAGCGCGATGTGGCAAGGGTACATCAATTAGCGATGGAGTTATACGTGGCATCAAAGGCAAACCCTGACGATCATGGGTACATGAGCATTGAAGATGCTTGGGATTACGCCATTGAGTTTCACATGCATTCACTAAGCATGTGGGACAGGTACAATATGTTATGGCAAGCAACAGCTGAGCCTGATGACGAGGAGAAAGAAAATGGTTGATGCAAGCCCCCAAGATTGGGACGAGTTGCGAAAGAATCACCCTAGACTTGTTAAGAAGTGGGAAGACTTTCGTGAGCAGTACCCAGATATGCAAGTTGATGACATGGTAGAAGATGTAGTCAACAACCCTAATCATTACAATACAGGTGGCGTGGAATGTATTGAAGGCATTGAAGCAAGTATGTCTGAAGACGCGTTCTTAGGTTATCTCAAGGGTAACTGTATGAAATACCTGTGGCGTTATGAGTATAAGGGTAAGCCTACTGAAGACCTAAAGAAAGCCCAATGGTATCTTGACCTATTAATAGATAGGATAGAAGAGTAATGGATTTAATTACTGTAGATTTTGAGACGTATTACGACAAAGACTTCTCGCTACGTAAGGTAACAACGGAAGCCTACATTCGTGACCCTCAGTTTGAGGTGATCGGTGTAGGTGTTAAGGTTAACGATGGACAAACTGAATGGGCGAGTGGTACACATGAACAGATCAAGAGTTACTTACATACTTTCGATTGGGCAGACAGTATGCTTCTGTGCCATAACACTATGTTTGACGGTGCTATTCTGGCTTGGATATTTGATGTGCGTCCTCGCGTCCTTGCTGATACTCTTTGTATGGCTCGCGCACTACATGGTGTCGAAGTTGGTGGATCTCTGCATGCACTTACTCAAAGGTATAATCTCGGTGCTAAAGGGACAGAAGTTTTAGATGCTAAGGACAAGCATAGGTTAGACTTTACGCCTGAAGAGTTAGGTAGGTATGGCGACTACTGTGTTAATGATGTTGAGTTAACCTATAAGTTGTTTATGAAAATGGCTAAGGGATTCCCTAAGCAAGAGATGCGTATCATTGACATGACGTTGCGTATGTTTACTGAACCAATGCTAGACCTAGACATTGGACTACTCCGACAACACTTAGAGAATACCAAGAAGATCAAAGAAGACTTGATTGAGTCTAGTGGAGTAACGCGTGAACAGTTGATGAGTAACCCTAAGTTCGCCGAGTTACTGGTATCAATGAATGTCGAGCCACCTATGAAAACAAGCCTGACTACAGGCAAAGAAACCTACGCGTTCGCTAAGAATGATGAAGCGTTTAAAGCACTACAAGAACATGACGACCCTAGAGTACAAGCACTTGTTACTGCACGTTTGGGTACTAAGAGTACGCTAGAGGAATCACGTACTGAGAGGTTTATAGGTATTGCTAAACGTGGATTAATACCTATCCCAGTGAGATATTACGCGGCACATACTGGCAGATGGGGTGGCGATGACAAGATCAACATTCAGAACCTACCCAGTCGAGGTGCCAATGGTAAGAAGTTGAAGTCCAGTATCATTGCGCCAGTAGGTTACACACTAGTAGATTGTGATTCCTCACAGATTGAAGCACGTGTACTTGCGTGGGTAGCAGGGCAAGATGACCTAGTTGAAGCGTTTGCTAACAACGAAGATGTATACATTAAAATGGCATCTAAGATATACAACGTCAAAGAGGAAGACGTTACCAAGGAGCAACGGTTTGTAGGTAAGAGTACAATACTTGGTGCAGGGTATGGCATGGGTGCTGTACGATTTGCTGAGCAGTTGAAGTCTTTTGGTACTACTATAGATGTAGCGGAAGCGCGTAGGATTATATCTATCTACCGAGAGGCTAACTGGAAGATCAGTCAGTTCTGGCGTAACTGTCAGAATATGTTGGTAGAGATGTCACGTGACAAACCAATGTCATTCGGAGCTAAAAATATAGTTAAGAGTGTACGCACACAAACAGGTTATGGTGTTGAGTTGCCTAGTGGTTTAGTTATGCGTTACGATGACTTGGAGTTTGAACAAGGCGAACGTGGTGTTGAGTTTAGTTATAAGACAAGACGCGGGCGCACAAGAATCTATGGTGGTAAGGTTACAGAGAATGTATGCCAAGCCATTGCTAGATGCATCATGGGTGAACAGATGTTGGCTATAGCTAAGAAGTATAAGCCTGTGCTTACGGTACATGATTCTGTGGTATGCTGTGTACCTGATGATGAGTTAGACGAAGCTAGACAATACATTGAAGCGTGTATGAGTACGACACCTTCATGGGCGGAAGGTATGCCCATAACGTGTGAGTCTGGGATTGGTAAATCTTATGGAGACTGTGAGTAATGAGTAAAGATATTGAGAAAGCAATTAAAGATGCACATGACGCGGCTGATAAAGCCATTGACGAAGTGCAAGAAGAGATACAAGAAACTCGTACGGAAGTGTTAGCATGGTTAAAACAGACCCGCTCTTTCACTTATGCTGAGTTGTTAACAGTAGCATTGGGTGTAGTAGCAGTGGTGTTCACAGCAGGAAACATCTGATGAGTATTGCACCGTGGTCATTCAGCAAAATTAAATCCTTT